TTCTGTTTCATTTCACCTTATTATATGTTTTGTATTTACTCTTGGTGTTATAGACATCAATTAGGAAGTTAATCTTATCCTTCCAAGCCTTATATTCTTTTTTACGCTTGTCAAGCTTCTCTCCTTCCTCCTCTAATTTACCTATTTCCTCCTGGAGCTCTCCAAGACTAATGTATTGTTTCTTAAATAATGACATTTCATCATCTTCCAATGATAAGATTAACTTCCCCATAACGATAATTGATTTGGATTTACTATTATATTTCTTTTCTTACCCTCTGTTTGTATCTTATGTATGATTTTATTAGCTCTTTCGATATAATAATCATAATTGATATTATCCAGAGGATGATTTGCTGTTAAATGATTACACACATGCATCACCCAATCACCAGCCTCCACTTGAGAAACATCTGCTGCATTAGTGGTACAATCAGGATTCTTCACCTTCAATAACTTTTCACCCGATTTAGAAACATAGTAACGGATAAGTTTATTGTAGGTAGTTGTTTCACCTGTGTTGCGATTAACTCCCTCATAGTGAAAGTCCTTACTTGCTTTTTGCCTAAGACAAAAATCAAATATGTTCCTGTGATGTTTAATAGTATCCTCAACAGGTACACTATGTACATAGAACTGTTCAAGAGCAATAGGCACAATGCGAGCACTCTTATTCTTATGTAATTCAAAATCTGTGAGAAAATCCCCCTTTTTCTTAACATCACCATCTGTTTTAATTGCTAAATAATCATTCACTGTTGAGAATATAATCTTCTGATAGTCTGTACGCTCAAGCTCATACTGTGTCACTTCCATCCACCACTTATTGATTTCATTCATTTTATCAAAACTTGCATTTTTTACAAGTATTGTCACTCCATCAGTGTTAGCAGAAATAACTTTTATACCAGCTAATTCATAGGCCTCAATAAGCATAAGAAGAGATAGTTCTCCTGTAATAGTGGTGAACATAGTGAGCTTTCTGTCATATATCCAAGATTGCATATCTGAACTCTTCGATTTTGTTATCCTACAGGCTTTTTATCCCATAGTTCTTACAGTTCTTATTCCTGTAAGTCCAGCATATATTTTCATCCCTAAGGATGTTGAGCACTCGTGGGAGAATTATATTTATTCATCTCCTATGCGTTACACTGACTGATAGCCTTTCGTAATCTATCAGTTTAGCACGGTATTAGGAATCACACCCTTCACCGTTTTTGCTCAATTTTTCAATATGGATTTCTCCATAAAGCGGCTGATTGCTAAATCTCAGTCCTTTGTAAAATTTACCAGTTTTGCAAGCTTTGTTAATGTTTCCAGAACTTAAGAAGTTTAATGGTTTTCCCATTCTTTCTTTTTCAAATCTACTTTTGATTGGTAGATTGTTATGTTCTGTCAAAGACCATTCTTCAAGGTCTTTAGCACATCTAAACTTTCCTAAGAAATTATAATTCACATCATAAACATATACTCTTGGAGAAAGATCTCTAATTTGTTCACTCTGTTTTTTAAGTTTATTTAACACTTTTTCTGATTTAGTTTTCTTTACACCTTTTAAATAAGAGTAATCTATATCAGTTTTTCCTTTGTTCCAAGGAGTGTGCCCTTTTTTAAAATTAGATTCTATTTCTCCAGAAGCATATTTCCTTTTCATGGTTTCAGCTCTCTTTAACATTGTCTCTTTTGACATATTAGGAGTACCTGAAGCAAGAGGATTAATATTGTATAGATTTTCTTTTTCTTCTTTATCTATCCAATACTGTTCTCTTTCAAGAGTGTTATGTTTTTCTGTAGTTTCTATGACAGAGGCACAAAAACTAGTTTCACCATATTTATTAAAAGCATTTTGTAAATGAATGTTCTTATGCTTTCCTGCTCTTAACATAGAAATATGATGTTCTATTCTTTTTATGATTCTCATTGTAGAAGATCCAATGTACACTTTATTGTTCATTAGATTCTCAATAACATAAACTCCAGGCTTCTCTAAAGAGCAACCATGTGCTATTATAATTTCCATAGTAAGAATTTTTACAAACTTACTAAAACTTTCCGTAAATTCAAAGAACTAAATCAAATTTAACAATTTTTTAACAACCGTACACACTATTTACAGCAAGCTTTAATGCTCCTACAATACCCTTTATCTTTCTATCTTTCTTAGCTAATGGTTTGAGCTCAAGCCTCTTTTCAAACATCTGCTTATAACCAGAAAGAAATTCTTTACCGAGATGAACAGGATAACGCTCATTATTAATAATGATAGCAGGATAATAGGAACTAACATCCCAATCAACAATAAGATGATCTTCATCAGCTTCAAAGATCTTGGGACCATTTTCTGTATGTAAACCACCCTTAGCAAATGTGTATGTGTTTCCATAGAATTCCAATTGTTCTTTGAAATCATCTTGTAAACTGAGAGTCACTTTCTTAATCCTCTTAAGAAACTCTTTAAGCTCACGGGTTTTAAAGTCTACATAATGTGCTACACAAGATCCCACTGTAAAAGGTTTTCTGAATGTACCTTTTTTTGGTAGATCTTTGTATGTAATTCCTTTCTGCTCACAATAATACTTCTTAATCATCTCATCACCAATCTTACTGTCAGAATAGTTTAAACAGGGAATCTTAAACTCCTCCTGTATATCCATTCTAAGCTGTATTTGGTTGTTTCCCTTGTAGAGAGGATGATCTGTCTCACCAATAGTCACCTTGTAAAACTCATAAGTGGAGAATATATCGTTCTTACAATAGTCTTTAATAAGAACAATGTCCTCATCTGTAAGGTTTTCCTTGTTGTGGTGAATAGGCATCTCCTCAATGTTCTCAAGATCCATTTCAAACTGCAACCTTTTAAGAGAAACCATTCGATTTTTGTTTGAAAAATGATGAATTTCAAATAAGTCTAGTATTTTAAAACTTAATTGATTTTCTCTATATGCTGGTAAAACACCAAAATTTGAATCATGAATAGTATCTGCTGCATTTTGAGCAATAATACTACATATCTCAATAGATCCTTTTTCATGCCACTTGTCATGCTCTCTGATTATAAATTCTAAAACTTGGCTGTCAAATCTTAATCCATTGTACGTAACAAAATAATGGTCATTCTTTTGCTCAAAGTATCTAACCATTTGGTCTATATGATTGCAGTTCTTATTTACCTCAAACTCTTGCCATTCATCCAATTGAGGATCATAACAAGTGCATAGAAAGAACTCAACCATAGTTTCTATATCTGTAACTATGACTTGCATTTTACAATTTTAAATGTTTTTAAATATGTTCCTCTTCTAGCTGCTGTAGAAATAGCTGATAAATTAACTCCAAGTGCTTCAGATAGTTGTTTAGAAGTACCAGTTCCTATAAGTGTACCAAAACATGTGTACACTTCATAATCACCTTCACAGTTATTACTAATTCTATGAATAAGATTATCCCAATACTTTTTAACTCTTTTCACAGATTCTGTATCATCTACAAATATATACTTGCTTGATAATGAATCAATTAGATTCTTTTTAAAGAACACAATGTTCATCTTTCTGTGTATATTAGGAGCAACTGTTTCAAAATGCTCAGCACATTTATAAAGATCAGTAAAGTCTTGATAGAAATCTCCATAGATAGTATAAGCTTTAATTGCTCTTTTTGGTGCACTCATACTCATTTTAATTTTAGTTTCATCAGAAACAGCACATTTACCATCAGGAGCTGTTGGATCAACGTTATACCCATAAAGTCTATTATGAGCATTTAACATGTTACACCAATAGTTCTCTTGAGAGTAAATAAACTGCTCATCACAATCTTCTAATACATCAAATATAAAACTTTCTTCTCCATACTTGTTGAACGCACTCTGTAAATGAGCATTATGATGAACACTGTTCCTAAGATTAACCTTATGATCACAAAGTCTTTTATAAGTGTCTTTTGAAGCACCTATATAAACCTTATTATTAACTTTATTCTGGATTATGTATACACCAGGATTACCTTTTTTTCTCATACTACAAAGATAATCAATGTTATCATAATGATCAAATAAATAATGTTAATAAAATGTTAAAGTTTTTCTAATTAATCACTTTCTAAAGAGTTTATAAATGATTCTCCTTTGTCTATTAGCTCTATAAGAGTGTCCATGTCTTTAGATCTCAATATACCTTTAACAGATCCTATAGGCTTACTCCAATATTCTAAATAAAGGTCTCTGGGAATAGCACTCCATGTTTTGTTAAATGTGTTATGATGAAACACATAATCATGAATGTTCGATTGCATTTTTAATAATATTTAAAGTTTCTGCATCAGACATGTAATCTAGGCTAGGGATATCATCCCCTAGCCTAGCATGCATGCGACCCACTAAATAAGCAACAGTTTGAGCATTTGTAGCATCCATATTTCTATCTTTGCCACTAAGCTCATCATTGAACCCATAAAAGTACCAATGCAGTAATTGTTTATCTTCTTCAGTGAATTCTTGTCTCATAATTAATCGAATACACGGTTTACAGTTTCATCAAAAGGATTAAATTCCACTTGATTATAACTACGGTAATTACCTGCTTCAAATACCATTTTAGCATGTTCATCATGTGTTAATACACCAAGATCTTTTAACATAAAGTCAATAGAAGTGGAATTCTCTTGATATTCCATTTCTTTCTTACTTTCTAGGATGTGTTTGTGCCCGATGATTTCTCCTTCACCAAGCACGATTCTTTTTGCTTTTTGCATAACTGTTGAATTTAAATGTAAAAAATATCTGCTTCATCTATGTTTCTAAGATGAAACCAAGATTTTATTCTATCTAGTTTATCCAATATAACTTTTCCAGTGATGTTGTCTTTTACACTATACACACTATCTTTTCCTATTTCATATTCCAATTTTACAACATATCTGTGCTTTTCAGCTGTTACTGATGTGTCAAGCTCTTTTAACAAACCTGTAAGCTCTTCACTTTTTTTTATTATATTTGTCATAGAATTAAGTTTCTGAGTACATTAATTGGAGATAAGCGTCTTTATCTAAATGATACTCTCTTGTTTCCACACTGTCTTTAGACTTCTTAACAACAATAATATCACCCTGTCTGTATATTCTCTCAGGATTTGTAATGTCTATTCTTACAGTCCAAGCAATAGCACGTATAGCATCAGGATTTCCTCCACTACTATCTCCCCACCATCTTTGTCCTGTTGCTGCTTGTTGGTTAACATACAACCAATATTCTCTATTAGTTGTTGTACACCAACATCTTACAGCATATACAGGGTTTGGTTCTCTACCCCATCTATCTTTATTAAAAAGCTTTTTACCCTCAATCTGATAGAGCTCATATACATCTTCAAATGTACGAAAACTTTCTTTATTTTCATCATCCCAATTAGCTCTTTTTTTGGTGATCACTTGTCTATCTAAAAGCTTGGGATTCAATGATTTAAACAGTTTTATCACCCCAATACAGTCAAAATATGTACGTCTAATCTCTGTATTAGATATTTTAAGAGCTTCTTCAATAGTGACAGGTTTAATATCATCCCAGCATTCTTCTACAAAATTCCCAAAATCTTCTAAACTGGGATGTACAATAACATCTTTTTTAAAATCTATAAATTCTGGATATTTAGCTTTCCAAAGAGCTAATGCTTCTGTTAGTGTGAAGTTTGCTTGTCCACTAACAATATAACTTTGATTTTCGTATTGCATAATTAATTAATTTAAATGTCATCTAATGTATCATCTGCTGTAATTTCTAAATAAACATCTTTTTCATCTGAAGATATTGTTCCAATATTTAATGAATTAATAGTGTATTCTAGAAAATCTCCTTTAAGAACACCATCTTTAGGCTCTAGATTAATGGTTTCCCAAATACTACGATAATCTGTTGTTGAATTATTAATAAAATCATTTATAACAGATTCAACTTCTTTTTCCATTTTCTTTTCAAGACCTTCAATAAACATGATGTGTTTACCAGATAGAAAACCATTCTTAACACCAAATCTACAAATAATATCAGGAACACCACCATCTTCACCCTCAATGCTAATAGAAAGATTATCGTGCCATAGATCTTTAGGCACTTGTATAACAATATTACAATCACGTGATACTGTATCATCTTCAGAATAATCATCTATTCCTACAAATGCTTGTTCTTCTTTATTATATACAGCTTCACCTGTTGCATGAAACTCACCAGCCCAAGATCCATAGTCTAATACTTCATACATTTTATTCACTAAATACTCTGTATATTCATTTTCTACATCTTTTCCATCAATTTGGAAGTGTGCCCATCCACTATCTCCACCACCTTCCCAGTGGATAGATAATTCATGACCATCATCCACTTGTTTGTTACACCATTCTAATATAGAAGGGTTCACCTTTAATTGTTCTGCCATAATGTTTAATTTAAAATATAGGAATTGTTACATCTTTCTTTTCATGATGAATAGAAGCTGCATTTATGTTAAATTCATATTGTTTAGAATAATTTACATTTCCTCTAAAAGAACCTCTCACCCTACCTTTTATATTTTTTATTTGATCTATAATAGAGCATGAAATTCTACGTTCAACACTTTTCACTACATTATCTGCATCTTTTGGAAACATACCATTTCTAATGTTGAGTGACAATTGAACAAGAACATTTTTCTTACTATTTATATTTATCAAAACTTCCATGTTGTTAAACCATATGTTTTCTGGAGTTTCTATGTTAACTTTAACATCATGACCTTTTCTCACTGAATTCTTTATAATTCCTTCAAACTGTTGATTTTCTTTATTATATGTAAGTTCATAAGATGTGAATCCAGAGTTCACTTTATCCCACAAAAACCTATTAATTATAGCATATTCTAGCAATTCCCTGTTTATCAAATAAGGCACTCTATCATTATTACTGAGCTCTCTACCATCCATTTCAAACTTATTTCCACCCCATCCACCAGGAAAAGAACGTATTTTTACGTTTTCTTTAGCATTTAAGTAGTTGACCATCAGGTCTTTATATTCTTTTTTCATAACTAATCTTTTTTTCTTTGAAATAATAGGTAGATAATAAAGCCTATTATATGACATATCATCCACCATGCTTTTCTCATAATTAATTGTTTTTAGGTTGTTTAAGTGATTGGATAATATCGCTTGGTGTAAGCTCATAAGATTCGTTATTTGCTTTTACATAAGCATCAAAAGCTGCTTGCCAAACTTGTTCTTCTGTATATAGAGTTTCTTTGGCTTTTAAATAACCTGCTTTGAATCCTGCTCTAATAAATTCAGCATCAATTTTCATAACTGGATTGTATTGATGAGCCAACTTATCAAGCTCATTTACAGTGTCATTTACAGTATCATACATCCCATCCTTAGCATCTAAGTCCATTATTTCTGTAATTAGTTGCTTTTGTTGTTCTTTGGATTCCATAACTAAATAGTTTTTAATTTCTCTATTACATATTCCAACATTTCAGCTTTACCTAAATAAGCACCATAATACTCTGTATCTTCGTAATTAAGAGTTTCATGTTTTTCATATTGCTCAATAAGAATTTGATATTCTT